AAATCATTAGGATTGAGTGGTGGTGGAAGATGGTGGTAATCCATATAATGAGGTAAGTAATGGAAACAATACTTACATTAGGGAGTTCAGTAGAGATACTGACTCTTCTGAGTTTATATGGCATAGAGACAAAGAAGATAGAGAGGTTACAGTTTTAGAGGGTAGGGGTTGGAAGTTCCAACGAGATAACGAATTACCGATAACACTTAATGAAGGTGATACCATACACATTAAAAAGTATGAATACCATCGAATCATAAAAGGTGATACTAATCTGAAGATATCTTTATTAAAGAAATTCTAATATTTATATATTAGAATAACTGTACAAAAAATATAGTATGAATGTAAAAGATATATTGATATTGGGGTTAATCGTTATCATAATTCTACTAAAGATGTGTGGTGGTAAAGAGATAACAGAACCAACAGTAATAACAGAGACTGAGATACGGTATGATACAATAACCAATGAGATAACTGAATATGTTCCAAAGTTGGTTACACGAATCCTAAGAAAGACAGATACGGTTAAACAAACACAATTCATAACACAGACAGATACAGTATCAGTACCACAAAAAATTGATACGAATGCTATTTTAGATGATTACTTTGCATCATATGTATACTCAGATATTCAGAATTTAGATTCAATCAAACTTGAAATACAAGATACAATATCAGAAAACAAGATAGTTTCACGTAGTATAAAATATAGTATATTATATCCAACTATTACAATAACCAATACAAAGTATATCAATAGACATGAATTTTATCTTGGTGTTGGGTTTGCAGGTAGTACCCAAAGATTGAGTTTTGCAGGATTACAATTTAACTATAAAGACAAGAAACGTAATTTGTTTGGAATTGGATTTGGTATAGATAGTGATATACAACCAGTTTTATCAGCACAATGTCTTTGGAGGCTTGGGAAATAATATGAGTAAATCTATAAAAGAACTGATAAGAGAAGAGTACGTAAAATGTGCTAAAAACCCAACATATTTTTTTAAGAAATATTGTTACATTCAACATCCAAAGAGGGGTAAGATACTTTTTGATTTATATCCATTCCAAGAAGATGTGATGGGTGAGTTGAATAATTACAGATATAACGTTATTTTAAAATCAAGACAGTTGGGAATCTCAACCCTATCTGCAGGTTATTCACTATGGATGATGTTGTTTCACGATGACAAAAATGTATTAGTCATAGCAACTAAACAAGAGATTGCAAAAAACTTAGTAACCAAAGTGAGATATATGCATGATAACTTACCATCTTGGTTAAGGGGTGAAACGATAGAGGATAATAAATTATCGTTGAGATTGGGTAATGGTTCACAAATAAAAGCAACATCCGCAAGTGGTGATGCTGGTCGTTCTGAAGCATTATCAATGTTAATTATAGATGAGGCCGCCTTTATCAAAGGTATTGATGAGATATGGGCCGCCGCCCAATCAACCTTATCGACTGGTGGTAAGGCAATCATATTATCAACTCCAAATGGTGTTGGTAATTTCTTTCATAAGACTTGGTTAAAGGGTGAGAATGGAGATGGGTGGAATCCAATAAAATTACATTGGACTGTACATCCTGAACGAGATAAAAAGTGGAGAAAGGAACAAACACAATTATTAGGTGAAAAGATTGCCGCACAAGAATGTGATTGTGATTTCATATCATCAGGTTATACAGTTGTTGATGGTACATTATTAAAATGGTATGAGGAAACTCATGTACAAGAACCTGTTGAAAAACGAGGATTTGATGCTAACTATTGGATATGGCAACAACCAAATTATTCAAGAGATTATATAGTTGTGGCGGATGTGGCTCGTGGTGATGGAGCTGATTACTCAGCATTTCACGTTATAGATGTTGAAACTGTAGAACAAGTGGCAGAATATAGAGGTAAGATTGAAACTAAACAATATGGTAATATGTTAGTTAATGTTGCAACTGAATGGAATGATGCCCTACTTGTGATTGAGAATGCAAATATTGGATGGGCTGTGATACAAGAGGTGATTGATAGAAACTACACAAACCTATATTATTCATACAAAGAATTTGGATATGTTGATGAAAATATACATCTACAAAAGGCATATGATTTAAAAAATAAATCACAAATGGTACCTGGTTTCTCAATGACAAGTAGAACAAGACCATTGGTTATATCTAAATTAGATACTTATATGAGAGAAAGAGTTCCAATCATACGTTCAAAAAGACTGATTGATGAACTCTTTGTTTTTATATGGAGTGGTAATAGAGCAGAGGCACAAAAAGGATACAATGATGACTTGGTAATATCATTCTCTACATCTCTATGGGTAAGAGATACAGCATTGAAACTAAGACAACAAGGTATTGAATTAAACCGAAAAGCTTTATCACTAACAACAAAAAATGCAGGAATTTTCAAAACTACACCACAAAAAGCAAAGGACTCTTGGAGTATGAAAACAAAAAATGGTAGTGAGGATTTGAGATGGTTACTCTAAAATTTGGAAGTTATGTATTTTTTTTGTATATTTATATTTTGTAGACATTTAGAATAGAAACATATTATGGCAGATAAATCATTATTTAGTAGACTTCAGAAACTATTCTCAACTCAGGTAGTTGTTAGACGTATAGGTAAAAACAAAATTAGAGTTGTTGATTCAGCAAGACTACAAAGTTCAGGTAATACTGAAAGTTCAACATACTACGATAGATATGGTAGATTACACGGCGCTGGTTATAGACAAAACTATCAATCTTACAATGATAAGTTTAATTACCATTCAAACAAATTAGAACTATATACAGATTATGAAGCAATGGATAAGGATTCCATAATCTCATCAATATTAGATATATACTCAGATGAGTGTACACTTAAAAATGATATGGGTGATGTACTTAGTATTACATCAGGTAATGAGAATCTCAAAAAAACATTACATAATTTATTTTATGATGTTTTAAATATAGAGTTTAATTTGTGGCCTTGGATTAGGGGTATGGTTAAGTATGGTGATTATTACCTACATTTAGATATTGATGATGAATTAGGTATAGTAAATGCACAACCATTATCAGTTTATGAAACTATACGAGAAGAGGGTTATGATTTAGATAATCCATATTCTGTTAGATTTGAGGTACAAAATCATAATACATTGAGTAGACGAGATGAAACTAAATATTTAGAATCATTTCAAGTAGGTCACTTCAGATTACTATCAGATAGTAATTTCTTACCATATGGTCGTTCTATATTAGAGGGTGCTAGAAAAAATTGGAAACAGTTAACTCTAATGGAAGATGCAATGATGATACATCGCGTTATGAGAGCACCAGAAAAGAGAATATTTAAAATTGATATTGGAAATATCCCACCTGCTGAAGTAGATACTTACATGAAACAAATCATTGACCAAATGAAAAAAGTACCATTTGTTGATGAATCAAGTGGAGAGTATAATCTGAAGTTTAACTTACAGAATATGTTAGAGGATTACTATCTACCTGTTAGAGGTGGACAGAGTGGTACTGAGATTGATACATTAAGTGGAATGGATTTTGGTGGTATAGATGATATTGAATATCTTAAAAATAGAATGTTAGCGGCATTGAAAGTTCCAAAGGCATTTATAGGATATGAGGACGGTGTTGAGGGTAAGGCAACTTTAGCACAAGAGGATATTAGATTTGCACGTTCAATTGAAAGAATCCAAAAGATTGTACTTTCAGAATTAACTAAGATTGCAATCGTACATTTATACTCACAAGGTTATGAGGATGAAGAGTTGGTAAACTTTAACTTAGAGCTAACTACACCATCAATTATATACGAACAAGAAAAAGCAAATCTATGGAGCGAAAAGGTAAGATTAGCATCAGATATAAAAGACCTTAAAATGATATCACAAAAATGGATATATGAAAACATATTCAATATGTCAGAACAAGAGTGGGAAAATGAACAATTAGATGTTATCAACGATTTAAAATTAGGATTTAGACACGAACAAATTCAAAATGAGGGTAACGACCCTGCTAAAACAGGTGAATCGTTTGGTACTCCACATGATTTAGCATCACTAACACAACAACGTGCTGATGATGGTAATAACACAGAAACACCACAATTAGAAACTGAAATGCCGAAAGGTGGATGGTCAGGTTCTGGTAGACCAAAAGAGGGTGGTAATTATGGAACTGATAAATCACCATTCGGTAGAGACCCGTTGGGTAATAAATCCATAAATATCAATGCCGAATCAACTAATGCTATGTTATCACAAATGAAAACAAAAATGAAAACTAAACAAATCAT